CATCATCCCGCTCGCCTCGTTCGCGGTGAAGGCGCTCGAGAAGCGCCGGCGCTGGCAGCTCGAGAACGGGTCGGCCGACCGGACCGGCTTCATCTTCACGGTGCCCGTCGACCCGGCCAGCCGGCGCAAGCCGGGCTCGCCGCTCCGTGCCAACTCCCTCTACGAGCACTTCATGAAGGTGCAGACCGAGGTCGGCATCGGGCCCTACCGCTGGCACGACTTCCGGCACGAGGCGGCGACCAGGATGCTCAAGGCGAACGTCGACGTGCGCACCGTCCAGCGCATCTTGGGTCACGCGACCCTGGCGACGACGGCTCGCTATCTCCATACCGACGGTGACGTGGCGGGCGCCCTCGACCCCTACGCGATGGAGGCGCAAGGATGAATGCTCGACAGCCCGCGACCGTGACGGGCGACCGGCTGCTCGTCGCCCTCTCGATGCTGCTACCAGGCTGGACCCACTACGGCACGACCATCGCCGAGGTCGAGGATGAGGCGCGCCGCACCGCGGTCGCCCAGGCGGTCGACCAGGTCGTAGCGTTGGCCGCCGGGCGCCCGACCGTCCCGGTCGCCCAGGTGCTCGTCATCCTCGGCCGGCTGCTATCGCTGGCGCTCGTGCTCTTCATGTGGGACCCCACGCTGGACTTCGCCGCATGAGCCCGGCGCAGACCGACGTCCTGCGAGCCTTCCGGTCCGCCGACTTCCGCGACCTGGCGCGCCAGGCATTACGCCAGGGCTGGACCGCCTACGTCCGCCAGGGCGGCCACGTCGACGTGGTCAATCCGGCGGGCGTGGTCGTCCAGCTCTCAGCGACAGCCCATACGGCCGGGCCGGTCCTCGCCGGCAAGCGCCATGAGTTCGAGCGCGCCGGTCTCACCTTGGGCGGGCACCACAGGACCCGCCGCCATCGCCGCGGAGACGCGGCACCGAAGTCAGACGGCCTATGGGCCGCACCACAGTCCCCGGAGGTACTGACCGTGACCGAGATTCCGAATCTGCCCGCACCCGACGTCCGCTGGCCGCTCCTGCGCCAGGTCGAGCCCAATCGACCCCGCGGCGAGAAGGCCGGCGGCATCTACGCGCTCAAGCCTGGCCTATCCGACGTCGTGGACGTGGGCGGCTACGAGGTGACCGTCGCCGAGCGGGTCGACGGCAAATGGCTGGCCTACACGCGCGACCTCGCCAAGGTGTCCAAGCGCCGGGCGTGGATGGACGAGCGCGGCCGGACCGCCATCCTCGAGAAGGCCGAGGTGTCGCTCCGGGCCGAGCCGCCCGTGGTGACGCCCGACGAGGCTCTCCCGCGGCCCACCAAGGCGCCCAGGCCGGCCCAGGCGCCCAAGACCAAGGCGAATGGCGTAGCCGCCCACTCGGACGAGCCAGCGGGCTCTCCGACCGTGTGGCGTGCCGTAGGGCTGGACCCGGCCGACTACCCGACGGCGGCTGCGCTGGACGCCCTCCATGCCGCGGCGGCGCCGGCCATCGCGGCATTGATGGCGGCCGGCAAGACCGACGCGGCCAACCTCATTACGGCCGAGCTGGACCTCACGCCGACCGAAGCCGAGCTGCTCCGGCTCTGGCAAACGGTCGTGCGGGGAGGCTGACCCGTGACCCCTTATCTGACCCTCAATGGGGGTCTCGGTCGTGCACGAGCTGGCACGGCCAGTCACGACCCAATCGTGCGTGCCGTGCGCAGACACAGGAAACCCGAGCTTCCTTCGCCGCAAGGGCTAATCGTGCGTGGACGGGGGTCCGCGCGGGCCCGCTGACCCTCAACAAGACCCTCAATCCCGAGCGAAGCCCACGCGCCGGCGCGGTGCGGGGTCCGGGCCCAGGGGGACGCGGTGCGCACCCCACCCGGTCTGGCTCGAGAGGTCGGGGACGTAGAGGTAGCAATGCGGCGCGTGCTCATCATCGACCAGCTCGACCGACCCCGTGCGCACGATGACCACGGGGTCGTCCTCATTCTCGAGCTGGCCGGCGCCCGATAGGCTGCCCGGCCGTGAGGCGCCGGCCTCGGCCAACCTACTCGACCGCGGTACCAGGCGACCCGGCGAGCAGCCACTCGGTCCAATCGTCGTCGCGGTCCACGAGGGCCGCCGCGACCGCCGCATCGATGTCGTCCTGCGAGGCGCCGCCGCCGCCGGCCGGGAAGGCCGGGTCGGTCTTGGTGCCGGTCACGTCGCCGTTCTTGACCCAATAGCTGTCATCGGTCCGGGTGCCGTCGCTCTTGACGTAGGCGACGATATGGGCGTCGCCGGTCTTGCCGACCAGCGGCATATCGCGGCCGGGGTCCACTTGGATGTTGGCCGGGTCGGAGGCGAGCCCGCTGTTCTGGTACAGCCAGGCGCCGGTCTTGACCGACGCGAGCTGCGGGCTGGTCGGGACGAAGAAGCTCTCCACGATGTCGCCTCCTTCGGGCGGTGGCGGCTCGGACCCGCCGGGCATGGGCGCGACCTTGGTCGCGGCGAAGTAGATGCCGGTCGACAGATTCTCGGCCCAATCACGGATGCTCGATTCGGTGACCCATTGCCAGCCCGACGCGAGCGGGTCACCCCATAGCCACTTGCCGTCGCTCGCGGTCTCCAGGCCGATGCAGCACGCATGGCCGCCGTCGAACGACTCGCTGCCCGGCACGTTCCCTTCACCCTGCACGATGATGGCGCGGCCCTCGTTGCGCTTCGCCTTGAGCAGCGACCAGCCCTCGCCGATGAGCACGTCGAGGTTTTGACCCATCCGATTGAAGGCGATGTCGGCGTCGTAGAGGTCGGTGCCGCCCGACAGGTCGTCTTGGTGGTGGCGCATATCGCCACCCCACGGGCCCGACTTGTCGCCGGTCGCGTAGGCGAAGGCGAGGGCGGCCGCGGTCATCGTGCAATTCGACCAGCCGTGGTCGTCGCCGGTGCCGGCCGACTCGGACCCGTAGGGCTCCTTGGGGTCCGACGCGGGATTCTGCTTGCGCCAGTCCGGGCGGAACGTGCCGCCCGTATCGATGGGCGGCACCTCGCGCTCGTTGGAGGCGTTCGGGATGCGGTCGGGCCGAGGCAGTCTCAGCCGGTCGCGGGTATCGACGTCGGTCATTGGTCCGACCTCCTGCGCATGGCGGCTACGATGAGCAGCCCGCCGATGATGACTCCGAGCGCCGCCGCCTTCGACTCGGGCGCGACGCCGGGGATGGAGAGGATGGCGCCGACCGCGGCGACCGCGATGAAGAGCGCGGCCAGGTCGTACAGGTCGGCCGGCATCACCCGGCGCTCGACCAGCTGACGTCGAGCCGGTCGTAGCCGATGGTGCCGGGCGGCCCGACCAGGGTCACGGCATCGAAGTCCCACCCGTTGCCGGGGTCGACCGCCGCTGCATCGATGAAGCAGAGCACCCGAGCGATGGCGGTGTCGGGCGAGAAGGTGAAGGCCGAGCTTGCCAGGGTCGTGAACGCGCCGGCCGTGAACACGACCGAGTACGAGCGGTTGAGGTTGTAGAGCGCGCCGTTCGCGTCGATGCCGTAGGTGTCCACCCTGGCGCGGGCATTCATCGACCCGAAGGCGCGCTTCGCGGTGGCGGTGAGAACGTAGGTGCCGCCGGGGATGATGGGGATGTCCAGCGAGTTGAGCGCCGGGTAGTTCCCGCCGGTGCCGATGATGCGCAGGACCCGCCCGCCGTCGGGCGCGCCGACGAAGGCGATGCTCGCCGCGTTGGTGCCACCAGGCGGCCGCCAGCCGGGCAGCGAGGCGTCCTCGAACGAGCCGGCGCCGCCCAGGAGGTCGGAGTCGGGCTCGTTGAGATAGGTGCGCGTGTAGATGCCGAGGTAGGCGCCTTGGGCTGGCAGCTCGGCGAGCACCGTCGGGAGGTCGCCCAGGCGCCAGGGTGCCGCGCCGTTGGGCGACCAGCGATTGACTTGGGCGCGGTACCAGGTCGTTTGCATATCCGTCCCGACGGTCGGTGCCGCGCCGTTCGGGAAGCGGGTGGGCGTCTCGGTGACCCCGAGCGCGGTCACGTTGTCGCCCAGGTAGACGGCACCCTGCCACTCGCCGAATACGGCACGCCCGCGCCGGGTCGTAGAGGTCACGCCGCCGTTGGACGAGTAGGCGTCCCAGGTGATTTCGTAGGTGCACGCCATCCCCGCGAAGCCGCCCGAGTTCAGCGCGAAGGGCGACGAGGCGACGCCCGACACGAAGCCGGCCCAATCGCTGTCTTGGATGGTCGACGGCGCGCCGGGCCCGTCGAGCCGGACGACCTTGCGGTGGAGGCGGGTGATGGTCGCGCCCGACGGCGGCTGCACGTCGGCTTGATGCCGGAGGGTCGAGGTGCCGATGCTGGCGCCGGGCGCGATGTGCTGCGCAATCATGAGCAGCGGGCCGCCGGGCGTCGGCGGCCAGAGCCAGGTGACCGACGGGTTGGCGGTCACGACCACGAAGGCCGAGTAGCCCGACCAGGCGGACCAGACGCCGCGGGTGCGGACCCTGGCGCGCGCGGCGCACGAGCCCGACGGGAGGTTGGCGGTCGGCGTATGCGTGACGGTGTAGCCGGCGATGCCGCCCGCCTGGCTGGTCGCGGCGTAGACCGCCGAGCCGGTCGGCGTGCCCGCGGTCGACTGGTAGACCTCGACGTCGTAGACCTCGAGCGGGTCGCCGTCGGGGTCGGCGCCGGTGAACACGATGTTCGGGCGCAGGGTGCCGCCGACGTTGCCGACCGGCGCGGTGGGGGTCGCGCACGTCGGCGGGCGGTCGACCGTGAAGGGGACGTCGGCCGAGTAGGCACCCCATACGCCGGCCGCTTGGGCGCGAGCGTGCGAGGTGAGCGCGCCCGACGGGAGGTCGGCGGTCGCGGTGAAGTAGTACGACGTGCCGCCGGACCCCAAGCCGGCGCCCGCGGTCGCGGTGTAGGTGTAAACGACCGTCGACCCCTGGCGGACCTCGACCTGATAGGCGGTGATGGCGTCGCCGTCGGGGTCCGAGCCGGTGCCGGTGAGCGGCGGGCGATTGGTGGTCACGACGCCGGTCGGGCCGGTCGCCGTCGCGGTGGGCGGCGTGTCGGTCGTGTAGGTGACGATGATGGAGGGCCGGTCGCCCGCGGTGCCGTCCTTGAAGGATTGGAACTCGGTGACGTCGCCGGAGGCTTGGTAGACCAGGAGCACGCCGTAGTTCGCGGCGCCGCCGCCGCCGGGGATGGAGGTGGGCGCCCAGGCCTTCACGATGGCGGTGATGTCGGTGTCGAAGCTCGCGTTCTCGCCGGTCGGTGCGCGCTTCGCCGAGCGGCCCGTGGTGGTCGACGCCGGGCCCGGATAGACCGTCGGGCTGGTCCCCCATCCCGAGCCGCCGTCGCTCGAGCCGCTCGAGCTGTTCGCCGACCAGGACCCGGTCGCGCGCTGGACGTAGAAGTCCGGGGTCGAGCTGAATCCGACGTGGACCTGGCTCGACGTCTTCATGCGCAGCACGGCCGACGTGATGGTCTTCATGCCGCTGAAGTCGAGGCTGAATTGGACCGCCGAGCGGAAGGTGTAGCCCGACCACGGGCCGCCGACCGGCATATGCGGGTCGTTGCCGCCGCCGAGGTTGGACGAGCCGTCGGCGAACAGGCTGGACTTGTTGGAGGCGAAGGTGCGGGTCGCCATCAGCCGGTCCGCGGGATGAGCGCGTAGGCGAGCCCGAGCCCGGCGTAGACCGTATTGCCGGCGACCAGGGTGATGTCGTCCACCTCCCAAACCTCGGTGCTCGCGGGCGACCCGGTGAGGGCGATGTTGATGGCGAGCTGCGTCACGGTGCCGTCGGCCGGCACGGTGTACCAGCCCTCCATGTAGGCGCCGGCGCCCGAGGTGTTCGCGTTCCAGGTGAGCACGATGGCATTGAGGGCGATGCCGCTCGACGCGTCGTTGCGGCCGTGACCGAGCACTTGGAGACCGGCGGCCGTGCCCGTGATGCGCTTGCCGAAGGCGCGGAGGCGGTAGGTCATGCCGGGGATGACCGGCATCTGTGGCGGCGAGACGAGCAGCGAGCGCAGACCCGGCGCGGCAATGCCCGAGCCCGTCACCTTCACGACCTTCGTGCCGGGATACTGCGCAGCTGCCGCGTCGACCACGACCGCCACGTTCGACCCGGCCGGATTGAGTTCCCATCCGGCCATGTCCAGCTCGAACGACCCGTTCTGCGTCAGGTCGGGCGGATTGGGCGGGACGGTCGTGAGCGGCCGATACGCTTGGGCCGCCTCCCACTCGGACGGGAGGTCGATGGTGAGGCTGCGCTCGACCTGGCGGATGCTCGCGTCCTCGCCCACGACCGCCTCGACCTCGACGTGGTCGGGTGCGACCGACCACTTGAGCCCGAGCCAGCGATTAGTGCGGTCGATGATGGGCCCGTGGTGCTCGTCGTAGACCCGCACGATGGCGCCCAACGGCAGGGTGAGCAGAGCCGAGATAGCCTCGGTGTCCGGGCGCATCGTGAAGCGCTCGATGCCGGCGACCGGGTTGGCCTGGCGGACCAGGTAGAAGTTCGACCACAGGTCGCGCTCGTCATCGGTCGCCAGCTCGAGGTCGTTCTGGACGTGTGTGTGCCGGCCGTAGAGGGCGAGGCTGGTCGTGTCCTGAACGGTCGCTTGCGTGCCGGTCCGGCGGGCGGCCGACAGGATGTTCACAAGGTCGCTCTGGTCGCCGCGCATCTGCATCGTGCCGATGAAGGCATCCGAGGGCGGGCAGCCGAAGGTCATCACCGGCGGGCCGCCGGTCCATGCCGTCGTGCGGTCGCGGAAGGCGACCTTGCCGTCGGGCGTGAGCCAGAGCGCGCCCAGCTCGTTCCGGGTCGCCTCGAGCACCTCGGTCCACGCATCCGCCGACACGGTGCCGGCTTGGAGGGCGCGGCCGGCGGGCCCGATGTCGCGGCGGTCGGCCGGCCAGGCGGCGAGGTCGAGGATGCGGGTGATGCGCTGGCTCGTGGTCTCGGCCGGCACGTTGGTCTCCACGAATTGCACGGCCGCCAGCGCGGCGACCGCATCGACCAGGCCGAGGGTCGCTATCTCGAGGTCGTGCTGCACGGCATCGATGCGCCCGCGGAACGCGATGGTGCCGTTGAGCAGGATGCGGATGACCGTGCCGATGCCGCTGAAGGTGGACTCGGCATTGGTCGGGTCGAACAGGCGGCCGGGGTCAACGAGCCGGATGGTGCCGCCGCCGGCATCGGCCGTGGTCACGACCCCGTTGTCGCCCGAGGCACCCCACGTCCAGGTCAGCTCGAGCAGCTGGCAGCCGTCGAGCGCCATGCCCGGCTCGCCGACCTGCACCTCGACCGTGACGATGCCCGCCTCGCGGAGGGTCGGGACGCGCAGCCGGATACCGAAGGCGCCTGGCCGCTCGGCTACGACCATCGGGGGATGAGCTGCGTGGCGCCGTTGGTCCGGTCATAGCGGCGCATCGCCCGGACGACTGCCGCCTCGATGAGCTGCGGGTCGCCGAAGGCATTGATGGTCACGGCCGACCAGCCGGCGGTCGCCGAGCTGGTCGACGGGCCCAGGCCGAAGGGCGCCGCCGCCGGCGAGCCGAAGGACGCCGGCGCGCTCTTGCCGATGATGCCGCCCAGGAAGTTCCCGGCCGCTTGCAGCGGGCCGAGCTTGGACAGGAGCGAGCCCACCTTCTGTATCAGGGTGCTCATCCACGTCACGACCTTCACGATGGCGTTCACCACGGCTACCAGCACCTTGGCGACGATGCCGAGCGCGACCCCGAGCGCCTTGATGAGCGGGATGAGCAGCGGCAGGATGGCCTTCACGAGCTGACCGAAGGCGCTCAGAATCGGGATGAGGGCCGGGATGAGGGCGTCCAAGATGGGGAGGAACACGGACCCAATCGTCTCGGTCAATTCGCTGAAGGCGATGGACCCCTGCTCGCCCATTCCCTTCGTGCTCTTGGCGTAGGTGTCGGCGGCGCCGGCCGCCCGCTTGGATGCCGCCGCGATGGTGTCCTGCGCGGTCGCGCCCTTCTCGAGACCAGGGAGGAGCTTGCGCAGCGCGCCGTCCTGACCAGCGTTCGCCTTGGCTACGGCATCCGAGGCGGTCGCCAGGTCGACGCCGGCGGCGCGGGCGATGTCCTGGCTGACCGCGAGCTCGGCGGTCGCCTTGTCGACGTCGCCGGTCGCCGCGGTGAGGGTCGCCATCGAGTCGCGTATCTCGCTGTCCGAGAAGGCGAGCGCCTGGCCGGCATCGATAGCCGAATTGACCTTCTCCTCCCACCCGGCGATGTTGGCGCCCGAGTTCTCCATCGCGGTCGCGAGCGCGTTCTGCTCGTCGCGGTCGGCCGATGCAGCCATCGTCATGTCGGCGATGGCGCTGACCGCGATGCCGACCGCGCCGGCGACCGCGGCGCCCTTCGCGATGACCCCGATGTCGATGGAATGCCCGAGCACGTCGACGCCGCCGCTCGCCTTCGCAGCCTCGTCCTTAAGCTGCGATGCGTCGGCCAGGAACTTGACCAGGAGGGTCAGCGCCACGTCATTGCCTCCGGTGCCGGCTGCGCCCGCGCCCGCCGGCGGCCATCCGCGATTGGGCCGCGAGCGCCTTGTCGTATGCCCGCCAGGCTTCGACCTCGAGGAGGGTGATGTCGCGGACGTCCCGTCGTAGCGGGACGCCCATTAGCCGCGCGTGCGAGACGAGCCAGGCCGCCCGGACGAGCGCGGGCTCCTCGTCCGAGCCGGCGTAGGGTCCGGCGGTGGCTTCCGGGTCCCGACGCCGACCAGGTCGACCCACCACGTCCGGCGCACGGTGCCGATGTCGAGGTCGGGGTCGCGCTTGCGGGCGATAATCCAGGCGAGCACGACCGACACCTCGAGCGAGACGGCGCCCGGATTGCGCGCCAGGGTCGCGGCGAGCCGGCCGGGGTCGGTGCCCAGCTCGCGCGCCATGTCATCGATGTCGCCCAGCGACAAGACCTCGGCCACGTTGAGCTTCGACAGGTCGAGCCGCTTGTGGATGACCGGGTGCTCGAGGGCGACCAGGGTGAGGTCATCGACATCCTCATCGGGCTCGGGGTCGGGCTCGATGGCTTCGGCCGTCACGCCGCCGCCGTCGCCTTCGCCTTGCCTCGAGGCTCGCCCTCGCCGACCGCTTCACGGGCGACGAAGGCCGCCGGCGGCGCGGTGAGCGTGTCGGGCGTGCCGCTGATTGGCAGCTCGACGTCGTACTCGGCCCAGGTATCCCGCTCGCCGCCATAGGTCGGCGCCATGCCGACGCAAGTACCCTGCTTCGCCGGCTGGTCGGCCGTCGTGTTCGCGGCGACCCCGTGCGCTTGGTAGATGAAGGACAGCTCGACCCCGTCGTGCTCGTCCAGGTACTTCGCCAGGCCGGCTGCATCCCAATTCTGCACGCCGACGAGGTGGAGGATGTAGGTGGTCGCGGCGCGCTGGCTGTACGTCCCGTCCGGGCAGAGGGTGACGTAGGTGACCACGTCGCCGGCTTGCGGCTCGATGGTCGCGGCGTGCACGTCGCACTTGAATTCGAGCGGCGCGACCTGCACGCCATCGTCCAGCGTCAGCGAGATTTCGCGCATGAAGAGCGGCGGCATCAGACCCTCCTAAGCCATCTTGTCGGCATCCGCGAGGATGCCTTCCATCCACGGAGTCGCGACCCCTTCGGCCCGCGCCTTCATCGCCTCGTAGCCGGCGCCGATGAAGCGCACGCCCGGCATATAGACCGTCCCGAATTCCACGAAGGGCGCGTAGCCGACGTCCGTTCCCAGCTCGGCCTCGTTCTGCCCGACATCGACCGCCAGGCTGGCGGCCAGGGTGCCGGTCCGGCGCGGCGCCTCCCGGCGGGCGGCGTCCAAGCCGATGGCCGCCAGCTCGGCGGCGACCTTGCCGGCATCGCTCGCGCGGTCGCCGACGGAGGCGATGGCGCGGGCGACCTGCGGGCCGTTGGTGAACTCGGCGCCGGTCAGCATCAGCCGGTCCACACGTTGTCCACGATGGCGACCCGGAGGGCCGGCACCGCGGACCCGCCGGGCTCCACCGGGAGGCGGACGGGCTCGACCGTCTCGATGACCAGGCCGATACCGCGCAGCGCGGCGACCAGCGGCGCGAGCATCGGGTCGGCCGCCTCGACGGTCGCGCCCTCCGACCCGTTGGGTCCCACGACCAGGACGTACCAGCGCAGCTCGGCGGCGCAGCCACCCTGCACCGGCGTCTCCGAGCGCCAGACCGGCCAGGCGGCGCCGGCGTCCAGCGAGGGCGGCCGGTCGGGCGTGGGGGTCACGCCGGGCACGCCGGCGATGGCAGCTGCGATTTCAGCTCGGGTCAGAGCCGGCATCGGGGTCCTCGACCGGCGCCGGGTCGGCATCGGGCTCGGTGGCTGGCGTGACCTCGCCCGAGGCGACCGCATCGCGCACCCGGTCGACCAGGGTGGTCCGGTCGCCCGCCTCGGCGAAGGGCGACACGACGCCGGGCACCGCATCGGGCGCCGGGTCGTCGGGCGGCAGCTCGGGCTCGGGTGCCGGCTTGGTGGATTCGGTCACGGCTTCACCTCATGCGATGACGGGTACGGAGTAGGGCGCCTCGAGGCGGTCGACCTCGGACTCCCACTTGGACAGCCGGACGGCGCCGTACTCGGCATCGGCGCCCAGGATGCCGAGCGGGATGGCCTTGGCAGCTGCGTGGCGGGCACAGCGGCGATAGAAGGCGGCGACCACGTCGTCGGGCGCGAGCGCCGGGTCGTCCCAGGACAGGAGGTGGGTCTGTGCGGTCTGCTCGGCGCCGGCGATGACCTCCAGCTCGGGGTCCGGCAAGACGGTCGCGGGCGCCTTGAGCCAGGCCCGAAGGGTCGGGAGGTCCGGGTAGCCGGCGCCGGGCAGATACGCCATCAGGCGGCCGCCGTCTCGGCGAGCGCGAGCGGGTCGGTGATGGCGCTCTTGTAGCGACCCTCGGCGAGGATGACCAGCAAGTTCTTGACGAAGAAGTCGGCGTGGCTGTCGGTCACGAACACGTCGGCGACGCCGCGGTCGAAGAGCGTGACGCCCTCCTTGAAGTCGCCGACGATGGCGGTCCCGGCCGGGTGGCTCGGGACGGGGATGGGCGTCAGACCCCAAAACGATGTCTTGCGCGCCGGGCCGTCGACCGACTCGACCATCACGGCGATATCGAGGGCGGCATAGTCGGCCGGGTTGAGGATGACCGCGTTCGGGTTGTAGCCGGCCGACTCGACCAGGCCGATACCGACCCGGATGGCGTGCAGGAGGTCGGCATCGACGGCCGTCTGAAGGGCCGCGCCCTCGAGCAGCGCGGCGATATCCGCCTCGACCTTGCGCGCCAGACCGCGGCGCAGCTTCCCCTCGATGAGGGACCGCATATACGAGGCGTCGGCGAGCGCCTGGCGGGTGATTTGGACCCAATGGGCGATTGTGTCCAGGCTCGAGGCGTGCGGCGTGAAGACGATGGCCGCCTCCGGCTTGGCGGTGCCTTCCGGCACGACCGCGGCGACCGGGTCGGGACCCTCCTCGACCCATTCCACGTTGCCCGAGCTGACCCGGACCACGCTGCACGCATTGGCGAGCGGCGTCGGCAGGGTGGGCGTCGGATTCGACCACACGAAGGCCGGGATGGCGAGGTCGGTGGTCATGATGGGCGCGCGCTGCTCGAGGTCGAGGTAGTCGGTCACCTCGACCGCGGTCATCTGGCCGCGCCCGTTGTAGGCGCGGAACTCGGCCGAGTCGGTGACCAGCTGACCAGGGGTCACGAGCGCGGTCGACTCGCGCCGGCCGGCGGGCCCGCGCTGCTCGGCCGCCTCGGCGCGCGAGGCGTCGATGCGCTGCGCCAGGGAGGCGAACGCGCGGGCCGACTCAGCCTGGCTGGCGTGCTCGGTGAGCAGCCCGTCGATTTCGACGCACCGCTCCTGAAGGCGGGTGATTTCCGAGCGCTCGGGCTCGGTGATATCGCGCTCTTCCGTCGCGGCGCGGTCGCGTAGACCCGTCATGACCCCGGTGAGCGAGGTGCGCTCGTCCAGGAGACGGTCGAGGTAGGACACGGGCATTACCAGGGACCTCCGAATGCGTTCGGTGTCCGCGGTGCATCCGAGTGTTCTCGACCTTGCCGGGCGTGACCCCCGCGAGGGGGTGGGCTATCGGCGGCGCCGGACGGGCCGGGCGGGCGCGGCGATTGACGTTCGGCAGTCTACGCGCGGCGTCCAGTCCAACGGTGCAGCTCGGGCAGCGGGGTCCGGTCGACCTCGGGGACCGGGTGCGCAGCCAGCCATTCGTCCAGCTCGTCGGCCGCCGACCGGCCGGGCGCCGGTGCGCGCACCTCGAGCACCCTGGCGCCGTCGTAGGCGCCTATCGGGAGGAGGGTGACCTCGAGCAGCTCGGCTTCGGCAATCTCCCGCGCGCCGTCGATGCCGCGGCCCGTGCGGATGGCACGGAAGCCGACCGAGAAGGAGTCGAGCATCCCCTCGGCGACCTCGTTGAGCGCGGCATCGCCGGCCGGCGTGTTGGCGAAGCGCCAGGACGCCCATAGCCCGTCGGCGTGCCGGGCGTCCAGCCCGACCGGGCGGGCGACCGCCGACTCGTGTTGGTGCTCCTTGCCGCCGCGGAAGAGCTTGAGCCGGTCGCCCTTCGCCTTGACCGAGCGGGTGAGGCTGCCCGGCAGGAAGCGCTCGCCCTTGGGGTCCGCGGTGAGATAGCTGGTCTCGTTCCAGGGGACCGCGATGCCCGACACGATGCGCTCGTCGGTGGATACCGAGCGCCACTCGACCGGGAACATGATGGTCGTGGATTCGCTCATGCCGTCACCTCATCTGTCGCCGCCGGCTCGCCCTCGAGGTACTGCGGCGGCACGTCCTCGAGGTCTTGCGCGTAGGCCTTCGGGTAGATGCCCGAGGCGACCATCGACGTCAGGAATGGGCCGCGGGTCGAGGCGTCGCCGCGTTGCAGCCCGTCCAGCGCGACCTTCATGTTCACGCCGCGCGGGAATTGGGCGTCGAGGGTCGCCTCGATGCGGCTCGACCAGGGGAGGTAAGTGAAGGTGACCAGGTCGCGCCGGCGGCCCTCGAGGTTGGCGTAGGTCGCTTGGTCGCCCGAGGCTCCAATCATGTAGCCGGGGACCCCGAAGGCATTCGCCAGCTCGTTCAGGTTGGCGTTCACCACGTCGACCAGGGTGGAGTCGGCCGGCGACCAGGTGAGCGGATTGTAGTCGGTGGTCGAGTTCAGGACCGCGGTCTTGCGCGCCGGCCCGCCGTGCTTCGCGTCCCACTTCTCCGACAGCTCATCGGCCTTCGCTTGAGTGAGCCCGTCCTTGTTGACCTTGAGGTAGCCGGCGGGGACGCCCGAGTAGAAGATGGAGGCGGCGTAGTCCTTGACCGTGAGGGTGTAGCCCAGCTCGGCGGCGAAGCGGCTGAAGGCGCCGGACCCGCGGCCCTCCACGATGGGCCCAGGACCGCGGAGGTGGATGACGGCGGCCGGCGCGAGCTTGTAGTCGCGGACCCAGTAGTCGCCGTTGCGAATCTCGAGCACGAGCGGGTCGACCAGCCAGAGCGGTGGCTTGGGCGCGCCGTCCGAGTCACGGGTGGGCGCAAAGATGACGCCGTCACCCCACCACAGAGCATCGGTGAGCCAGTTCGACCAGAAGTCGACGTGCGAGAGGCGGACCCCCGCGACGCCGGCGGGGTCCACGACCCGCCCGTCCAGCCGAAGCGCTTGGGGGTCGGCAATCCAATCGGGCAGACCGAGTTCCTCGCGGCCGCGGTAGAGCTTCCAGGGGACCGCGGACAGCTCGTCCACGATGATTGAGGTGCAGCGGGCGACCGCGGGGATGCCGGCCAGATTCGCCCAGGGGGTCGCGCCCGGAATCGGATTGCCGAAGGGCCCGGCGATGCCGTCGCCCTTCCACCACAACATCGGCTGCTCCACGACCCACCCGTCGGGCGAGTTCTGGACGACGTCGCGGCCGTCGGTCGCGGTCAGGATGTTCGATGAGATGCGCGCGCGGAGTTCCGCGCGTAGACCCACGTCAGCTGTCCGAGCGGCTGGACCGGGTGGCCTTCGGCTCGGGTGCGGGTGCCGGCTGGACGGCGGGCCCGCCCAGGACGAACGGCGTACCCGTGCGGACGCCGCCGACCTCGGGCCCGTCGTAGGTGGCGCCGACCAAACGGAGACGCCGCCCGGCGCCTACGAGGCGGGGACGGCGGGTCGTGTAGCGGCCGAGTGAATCTCGCGGCATGGCGCAGCCCTCGCTTCGGGCCGGGCGCCGCGAGCATCCTACGCCGGGCGTCTACTCCGTCGGCTGGCGGTTGGCGCGCCGGCCGAGGTGGGCCGCGCGGTACCGCTCGACCTCGGGCCGGGTGACGGTCCAGACCGGGCCGACCTTCCGGGCGCGCAGCGAGCCGCGCGCAATCTGCCGGCGCAGGGTGGAGGCGTCCAGGCCGAGCGCGGCGGCCGCTTGCGCGAGGGTCATCGGGTCGCCTCGGGCATCTCGCCCATTGCCTCGATGGCGTTGCGGAGGTGCTCCACGACTCGGGCCATGCGGTCCTCGTTCATCCAGAGCCCTTCGGGCAGGACCCCGTCGGCGAGGGTCTCGGCGATTGTGCCGGCGATGATGGTCGCCTCAGCGGCGAGCCGGTCCCATTCGTGGGTGCCGGCGGTGGCGGTGGGGGTCATGCGATTCTCCTTACGAGGTAGGCGCCGGCCGCGGGACCGCGGCCGCCGAAGGCGTCGTCGCCGAAGTGGCGACCGTTCTTGGAGTTCAGCCAGGCGAACAGCTCGTCGGGCGTCCAGCCTTGCGCGTTCGCAATGCTGAGGAGGTAGGCGTCGGCGGCAGCGATGCCGGCCGGGCTGGACCCGGCGCGCTGGCGCTCGCCGAGATAGCCGAAGCCGAGCCAGGCGTCGTTCGCGTAGCCGGCTTCGATGTCATCGACCGTGAGGTCGGTGCGGGTGGTCTTGGTGGTCATTACTTGGTCTCCTCCTCCGCCGGGAGGCGGAAGGTGCTGAGTCCCTTGAGGCAGGTGCCACACGTTCGGTAGATGCGGTGGCTTGGGCCCGCCGGGCCGCCCATCGGGACCGGGCGGACGTAGAAGGGGTCTGCGGCGACCACGTAGCGGCAGTCGACGCGGTGGATGGTGTCCTTGCCGCCGCGCCGGTTGGCGACGGCGACGACCTTGGTGCGGTACTCGTTCATCGGGTGCTCTTGTGCTCCTTGTGCTCCGGGCTCCATCGGCCCGTGACAAGAATATACACGACGGCGGGTACATTGTCATTGCCGGATTGCGGCAGAACGGGCTACCCGGATTGCAGCCGTCGGAGGCGGGCGGTCACCTCGTCGGGGATGAGGCGCCCGGCCTCGAGGTCGCGGTAGAGGACGATGACCTCGGCGCCGCATACCGCGTGCAGCGGGACCAGGCGCGAGTCGCCGAGCGGCGCCAGCCGGGAGAAGGTCGGCTCGCCGCACCAACGGCACGGCTCGGCCGGGTCCTCGCTCCATATCCCCATCGTGCCGCGGAGGGTCGGCATCAGAACACGGCCGGCTCGTCGGCGGTCGCCGGCGTGCGGGTCGCCGCCTCGACCGCCCAGGCGGCCGCGCGCGCCAGGTCGGCCCGCGGGCTATGCGGCCAGACGGTGAGCCCGTTGACGCCGCGCACCACTCGCAGCCCGGCGAGCTGCCCGGTCAGGTCGGCGCCGCCGTCGTGGACCAGGCGCCGCTCGGCGACCAGGTCGCGCAGCCGAGGCAAGGCGACGCGGGTGGTCGACGGGCCGGCGCGCTCGAGGGCGACCTCCATGCCGGCGACGTCGTCGGGCGACATCGAGGCGCCCAGGACGAGCGAGCTGCCCGGATGCGCAGCTGCGAGCAGCGCCAGCCACTCGCTCGCCTCGACCCGCCGCTCGAATCGGCGTCCCCATACGAAGACCCGCCCGTCGAGCAGCTCGACCGCGGCGGCCGCGCCGGCACCGCGCCCGAAGTAGTCCTCGAGCGCCAGCGACAGCTGGCCGGCCGGCGCCAGGGTCAGGTCGGCGAGGTCGCGCCAGGCCGCCTCATCCACGAGCGGCTCGATGCGCTCGTCGGCGGCGACCGCCCGGCGCGCCGGCCAGATGTTGAGCCATTGCGTTCGGAAGGCTTCGATGGGGTCCGGCTCGTCGGGGTCCTCGGAGGCGCCGGCCATCGCCCGGAGGTGCTTCGCCCGGACCAGGCGCTCGCGCCGGCTCGACCAGGAGGGCGAAGCCTGGCGCCAGGCGCGCTGGTCATCGAGCGCCGAGGAGGCGGCCGCCGACCACTCGACCAGGAGAGCATCGGACGGGGTCATCAGCTGCCCGAGCGCGGCCGCCCGGCGGTCCGGCATGAGCGCGGTCGCGGCCCGGTGCGCGGTCGACACGAGCGCGAGCTGCGAGGAGGCGCGCTCGGCCATCGTGGGCTCGAGCCCGTCCTCGACAATCTCGGTGTCGACCTTCCAAGCCTCATCGACGGCGCCCAGGCTGGACGAGTAGCCGTACACCGAGCCGCGCCCGCGGATGAGCCAGCGCGAGCCGTCGGGCGTCTCAATCTCCTCCATGCCGTTCGAGTCGCGGACGGTGTAGCCACCCTGGCTGCGGGCCCAGGCTCGAGCCGGCCGCTGAATCTCGCGGCAGACCGGAAGGTCCTTCCCCATGTGCAGGACCAATTGCGGCTCGCCGAAGCGCTCGGCTTGGTGGATGCGCCAGAGGAACAGCTCGCGTAGCAGCCAGCTCTTCCCGACCTGGCGGGCGGTCGATAGCAGCCAGACCAGCCAGACCAGCGACCCGTCGGCGTCGTGCTCGAGCACGCGCGCGGCGACCAGCCGTTGCCACCAGCGCAGCGGCAAGCCGGTCCGGCCCTCGGCGAACGCGGCGACCTCGGCGCCGTAGGACCCGACCGCGCTCGGGTGCGGTGCCGACATGAGGCGCGGCCACCAGGCGTCGCCCGGCACGAGGCGCAAATCGGCCAGCCAGGGTGCTGCATCCCAGGAGCGGTCGTCGGGACCCGGCGTGATGACCTCGTCCTCCGCGGGGTCCTGCGCGGGTGCGGCGAGAGCAGCCCGAGGTCCGGGGAGTTCGGCCGGGGAGGGCGATACGGCCCGGCCTTGGCCTGTCCACAGAACGTCGCCGTCAGAAAAACCGACCCCACCCTCGCGCGCCTCGATGTCGACCGGACCCACCCCACCCCCTACGACCGCGCGTGCCCGCCGTGGATGCCCGACACGCCCGCTTCGCCTATCACCCTGCACGCTGGCGCCACTCGGTGCTTCGCCTACGGCACGGGCGCCCGCTTGGAGGTTGCACCAAGCATGAGCTGGCCTGGCGTCGTAGTCCGACCCGCCTCGGGATGCGGGCTCGGTATGGTCGAGGTGCCAGGCGTGCTCGGGTAGCACGTCCCGACCGCACCTCGAGCACGGCACCGGGAGGCGGGTAGCCCATTGGGCCCGGAGGCTACGCCAGCGTCGGGTGGACCCACGCTTCCCCTTCCAGCTGGTCACGGTGCCGCCCGCGTGTAGCCGTTGGCGCAGCCGAGCAGCCGGGTCTTGCGGTGGACCCACGCACCGAGCCGGCTCGAGTAGCGGATGCCGAGCCCGCAATGGCGGCAGCCGGCGAAGCTGGTCGTGTGACCAATCACCTCGGCCACCAGGGTGGGTCGACCCAGGCCGGCTTCGTCACGCCGGCACCCCAATCGCGGTACCCGTGACACCGGCCACAGAGGGTGCAGCCGGCGCCGCCGGGCCCACCCTGATATCCCTTGTGGTCGCCGGGATGGTGCCCGCAATTCCGACACGGCACGGCTGGCTTGATGCGGCGGGCCCGAGGCACCTCACGACTCGCGGTACTCGGGACACGACCGCTCGTGGATGTCGGTGACGTCGTAGACGCCCACGCCACAGAGGGCGCAGACCAGGTCGTAGCCGTTGCCGAGCGCCTCCCGCACGTTCGCCATGTAGCGGTCGTCCGGCACGACCGGCTCGGTGGGCCGCTCGTCGGTCACAGACCGAGCCCGAGCTGGACACCGTTGAGGCGCGCCTCGGCGATGGCGACATAGCCCGCCTCGCGCTCGATGCCGACCGACCCGAAGCCTTCCTCGGCGGCCGCCAGGACGGTGGTACCCGAGCCCAGGAAGGGGTCCAGCACGACCCCATCGGCCGGCGTGACCAGGCGGACCAGGTGCCGCATCAGCTCGGTCGGCTTGACGGTCGGGTGGTAGTTCCGGCGGGCGGTCCCAACGACCCCCGCGACCCGGTCGACGTGGTCGAGCCCGGATAGGCTTCCCAGCACGGGCTCGCGGTCGGATGCATCTGCCTTCGGGATGACGAAGAATCTCGAGTAGCCGCCGGCATCGGCGACCCCTCGTGGGGTCACGCCCGACCGGCCGAGGCTCCACGTTACGCCGGGCTCGTCGCGGTCCTCCGACGTGCGCACCGTGCTCACGCTCTCGCCGCCGCCTACGACGCCCAGGAAGCCGCCATCGAAGATGGGGTCGGTGAGCAGGACGTTCGCCGGCCAGCGGCCCGGCTTGGCTGGTACGACCGGGACATAGCCCTCGCGCGGCTTCGCGTACCAGGACCCCTCGCCGTCACCCCATAGACCGGCAGCTGCGCCGGCGGCGTCCTCGTCGGATGCGAAGGGGATGCGGCAATCATCGATGTTCAGCCCGGACGGCGGCCCGCCCGGCTTGCGCGCCATCACGATGGGCTCCCAGGCCGGCTTGAGCGAGGCGCGCGACTTCGGGTAGCCCGACGCATACGCCCAGACCAGGAGGTCGCGGATGACCCACCCGGCGTCCTCGATGTTGGCGGTGATGCGGTGGATGGTCCGGGTGCCGCCGAAGGACAGGAGGTAGGCGCCTGGCCGGGCGACCCGGAACATCGCCCGCCAGAAGTCCACGTTGGGGACCCCGCGGTCCCAATGCTGACCCATGAAGGACAGCCCGTAGGGCGGGTCGGTCACGATGGCGTCGACCGACTCGGCTTCCATCGCCGCCATCACCTCGAGGCAATCGCCGTGGATGACGGTCGCCGCCGGCGCGGTCATCGCTGGACGTACAAGACCCAGGCGAGGAAGGCGAGCCAGATGGCGAGCCCGGTCGCTAGGCCGAGGGCGCAGCCGAGGAGCGGCCGGCGCGGGCGGTCATCCATCATCGCGCAGCCGGGCCGCCGGTCGAGCCGGGGGATGACTCGGCCGACGGCCCGGAGGTGTATTTGCGGTGCAGCTCAAGCTCGGGGTCGTGCAGCTCGAGCACGTCGGCGACCTCCAGGGTCGCCCACCACTCGGCATCGGTCATCGGGCGGCCCGACGGCCAGCGTTGCGCGATGAGGAGGCGGGTGATGGTCCGCTGAAGGGCGCGCTCGAGCTCATTCATCAGAACGGCGAATCCGGCGGCGTGTGGCGCTCGGCGCGCTCGCGGAAGGTCTGCCCGCTCTCGCCATCCTCGCGCTCGCAGATGGAGCACTTCCAGCCGATGCCGGCACCCCACCAATGATGCTCGGCTCGGTGGGCGTCGTAGTCGCGGCAAGCGATTCGGGACGGGTCGGGCCGGGGGTCGCGCGCGGGCGCGCTCGTGCGCGCGGGCGCGCGCGGGGGTAGAGCGCCAGCCTCGCCCGCCTCTCGGCGGGCGGGCGGGCTGGCGGGCTGGCTCGCTGGACTCGCTGGTCCGCTGGCGCTGGTACCAGCAATCGCCTCCACCGGCTCGACCGCGCCATTCGTGTGTGCAGCGTCCAGCGATGTACCAGCGAAGCGACCCAGCGAATCCCGGTCGGCCATCGCGGCCCGGACGAAGCCGCCGATTTGACCCCGCTTCGCCCTCCCGCGCCGCTCCTCATCGAGCCCGTGGAAGTGATACAGGTCGTCCTCGACGTCGATGACCTCCTCGGCGACCAGGCGGGCGACCATGTCCGGGTCGGCGCCGCGCGGCAGCTCGGCCGGGCCCGGCCAGGCGGCGTCGGCTGCCATCAAGAGCCGGACGTAGCCGGCGAGCAGCTGGTCATCGCGCCAGACCCGGCGATGGTCGCGCGCCAGGGTCGAGTAGATGCGGACGTAGGGCGCGCCGGCCCATTCATGCATCGGCAAGGGTGCCCGCCCGGATGACCCGAGCCGCGTTGGCGATTGCCTCGATGTCGTGGTCGTCCAGCATGGTCGCGACCGACTCGCCGGTCGTGCTCATCCCCTCGAGCACGACCCGGAAGCCGCTGGTCGTGCTGGCAATCACGATGGCGACCACGAGCGCCTTGTGGTCGTACTCCAAGGTCGGCGCCGGGCCCACGCCCTCCATCGAGTAGCCCTCGGGCGTGGGGATGTCCCTACGCATCGGCGTCGACCAGCTCGGCGGGCTCGTTGAGGAAGATGCCGACCATGCCCAGGGTCGCCCGGCGATGCGCCGAGGTGGTCGCCTTCTTGACGGCATCGGCGAGCGACTTCGGCCAGTCCGGCTTGTAGGCCGAGGCGCCGACGTCGGTGCGCCGCCGGCCCGTGGTGGGGTCGAC